AGAGACACCGCTCAGCAGCAAACCTTTTTACGCTGTCAATCGGATAAACGAGCATCGTCACAAAAATCATTGCCGTTGCCCCCTTGTTGCCTTCGTGGGACGAGGGACGCGGGACGAGGGGCGGGTGAAACGATGCAGCATGTCGTTGAAGACGATTTTGCGCAATTTGCGCATCTGAAAGTGGGCGTAAGCGATGGTCAAGCCCAAGAAAATCCATGCTGCCATCTGCATCGCTTCTTTAAGTTCCATCGCCATCACGCTCCAGCAGGAGCATCAGTCGCTCAATCTTCTCGTCTATGCGAATCAATGCGTTGACGATTTCCTGAACCGTCATGACCTTGTTGACGAAATACATGAGCCATAAGGCAGCAACGACTGGGAAGCCCAACTCTTTTACGAACCCTGCGATGGCGTTCAACCATTCGGTCATCAAATCACCCCACAATAGCGACTGGCGACTTGCGACTGGCGACTGGTGATTACTTGATCAACTGGACGGCAAGTTCAATGGCAAGGTTGATGGCGGATTCTTTGAGTTCCTTGCCCCTCGCTATGGCTTCAGCCTTGATCATCTCAAAAGCCCGCTTCCGCTTCTCTTCGTTCGTCCAAGTTTCCATCTTCGCCGCTTCCTTGACCGCCACGATGGCGACATCGGCAAGTTCGCCCAGCAATGCTTGGAGCATTCCTTTTGCGAAGGGTTTGAAGAAGCGCTTAACAAGCCATTTCATCGTTGAACGACCTCCTTTGTGCGAAGTTGCAACGAAGCCGCCACGACTTTCGCCAGTTGTTGGGCGTGGTCGGCCTCATAGTCGCCGTAAAAGCACCGAGCACCCCGATCGTTGGGCTGGGAAGTTTTGAATTTGTGACCGATGTCCAAGCCGATGACGGCATCAAAAGGAAGCCACTTGGTAAGCGCCTCGGCAATGGCTTCGCCCAGTCTTCTGATGACTTGAACATCGTGGACAAGGTTGGCTTCATCTGGGTTGGTGATAAAGCAAGGTTCAAGCAGGATTGCAGAACAGGGATAGAACCACAAAAAGCCAGCCCGTGAGCCCGCTGCGGGTTTGACGCCCCGTGACTTCGTGCCCAAGACGCTGGTGATGAGGTGAAGGAGTTTCGCTGCGATGTAATCAGCATCGCCCTTGCCATTGGAGAACACTTCGCTCCCTTGTGCCTTCGGGTCAGCAGCGTTGAAGTGGAAACTGATGACAAGCCGACAGTTTGCTTTTGATGCCTGCATTTGCCGTTCGTGATTGCCCACATAGTCGCCTTTGAGCCAGACGATTCTCACGATTCATCACCGTCCCTCGCCCCTCGTCCCTCGTCCCCTTCTTCCATCAAGATTTGTTGAATTCGGGCGAACTTGTCGGCGGAGACGAGGTCACGGAGGGCGTCAAGGGCTGCTTTCGCTCGCTCTTCCCGCTCCCTTGCTAACTCCAGTTGCTTTCGCTTCTCCCGCTCATAGCGGATGAGCAAATCAAGACGCTTGAGTTCGTCAGCCTTCTCCGTTTGCAAGATCAAGTAGCGCTCCATCGCCCGAAGCATGTGTCGCTTGTGCCTGTAAACTGTCTGGAAACTGACGCCCAACGATTGAGCGATTTCCTCGTAAGTCTTTCCCGCCTTCATTTGCTGCCAGATTTCTTCCTGCGCGTCGGCGTCCAACCGACACAAGCGACAGCGAGAGAAACTTTTGAGCATGGGCAAAAGTTCCCAAGCATCTCTGGGCAATTTGCATCACCAGTGGGGAAAATAGCAAGGAGGTTGTCAAAGAGACATTGACAACCGCTACACTTGTCAAAGTCACTTTGACAGCGAGGTGGTTACATTGACGATGGTGAGAATTCGTGTGCTTAAGAGCCTATATCGCATCCGCCAAGAACTGGCGAAGGAAGGCATTGAGGTTTCGCCCGATTGGCTCTATCACATCGCAAGGCGAAACCGCCTTCGTTTGCGCGTCGTCCACGAAACTTATGAGTATCATCGGGAGGTCTATGGCGTAGATGAGGACGATGCTGAAGTTCTTAAGCGGCTTGTTCGGCAAGCGGTTCAGCGCTCTAAGCGTCGTAGACCCAGCGCTGAGGAAGGTGCTGAAACGGAAAGGGACAAGGGACAGGGGGCAAGGGGCAAGGAATGAGGGAAAGATGACGGAGTTTATTGCGGCGCTGAAATTGCCCGATGGGAAAGAGTTTCGTTGGGATGGGCACGAAGATTTGAAAGCAATTGCGGAAGATAATGCCCAAGTCGTCATCGTTGAAAAGGCTGCACAAAAAGGCGTTACAGAATTGATGTTGTGATTGCAATTTTGGCTTTGCAAACAAGGCTATTCATCCGCCTACTTCCTTTCTTCGCTCCGTTTTCTCCGAATGCAAGTCCAACGGCGAGTTGAGCCGTTGATTCGGGCAAACCCCATCCTGCAAAAGGCTTTGGTTGAAGGCGCCGAAAAGGAGTTGCTCGGTGAGGATGAGGTTGAAGGGTTGCCGAAAAAGTATCGGTTGCGGGACAACTTGTATCTCAAGCGGCTTTGGGAAGGGTGGCTGCTTTACATGCCCGTCCAAAGCGAAGCGGATGTCCGCATGTTCCCGTTGGACGCCATCTTCGTTGACGAAGTTGAGACGCTCAATCCTTCATTGACCGATGCGTTGCAGGAACGCCTTTATCATTCACCGCTCAAATGGGAGCGATGGTTCAGCCAACCGACGGTTGCAGGTTACGGCATTGACGAGCGATTTGCGATGACGGATCAGCGATACTGGCATCTCAAATGCCCAAAGTGCAAGCAGTGGTTTGCGATGGAAGAGCACTTCCCGAAAGTGTTGATGGCGACTTTGGAAGGCAAGCCAGTTTTGTGGGGCGGCGATTGGGACGCCACGACTTGGGATGGGCGATGGAAGTTTTCCTATTGCTGTCCCTTCTGCCAGTCGCTCATCGCTAATCCCCAGTCGCTGGAGAAGGAATGGGTTGCGAAATATCCCGACCGAGAGGCTCACGGTTATCACTTGACGCAACTTTATTCGGCGACGATGACGGCAACGGATGTCGCTCGTTTGTGGCATCAAGGGCAATTTTCGCTGAGACGCAAAGAGCGCTTTTTCAACTCCGTCTTGGGCTTGCCCTATTCTGGCGGTGAACGGCAACCGATTACGGCGGAGAAATGCGTTTATGGCACTCACGATTTAGGCATCCTCGCTGAATTCAATCGCCGCTTTGCGGGCTTGGATGTTGGCGATCGGCTGCATCTTGTCGTGTTGGAGCAACTTCCCGATGGCGTCTTGGCACTTGTTTGGGCGGAAGAGATTTCGGGCGTGGACAAATGGGAGCGAGTTGCCCAGAAGGTTCGTTCGCTGAAAGTTTCCGCTATCGCCGTCAACGCCATGCCCTACAAAGACAGCGCCAAAAAGTTGCTCAGACAACTTGCCCCAGAAATTAAAGGCGTCTTGGTTTACGATACTGGCGGGCAAAGGATGTCCATCGGCGAGGAAGACAAGGAGACAGGGCAACCCATCAAGACCATCTCCATCCCGCGAGTAGAACTCATGGACGGAACGGTTGATGCGGTGCTTTCAGGGCGAATCATTTTCCCACGCAAAGGCTTAGCCATCACAGAACAAGTTGTCAAGCATTTGCAGAACTACATCATTGAGATTGATGAGACTGGCAAACGGGATTATGCGAAAGGACGAGAAGACCACTTTGGACGAGCCATTGATTACGCTCGCATCGTCGCCGAAACGGCAAGGGCACTTCGGGCGATGCCTGCCGAGCCAATCAGGGTTGATTGGCTTGCTGGGACGCCCCTTGTGCCATCACTGGGAGGTGTGGCATGGTGAAGCCGATAGAGTTCGTTGAGTCATTGCAATTCGCTGACTGGATTCGCATCCTACCGAAAGGTGTTTTCAAACGCGATGGACGGACAATCAAACTGGACGACGCTTTCCTGATGGCGATCAAGCGAAACTTTGATGCAGGCGTGTTGGGTCGCGATGTCCCCGTCAACTTTGAGCACCAATACACACCATTGGGCGCTGCGGGTTGGGTTCGGGCGTTGGAAGTTCGCGAAGATGGGCTTTACGCGTTGATTGAATGGACGGACATCGGCAAGGAAGCCATTGAGAAGCAGCGGTTCAAATATGTCAGCGTTGAGTTAGGCGGAGCCATTGACCCCCAAACAGGCAAGATTTTGGGCGAAGATGTTTTGACGGGCATCGCATTGACTAACCGACCATTTTTCAAAGGCTTGACAGCCCTTGCCGCTGCCGACCCTGATTGGACGGCAAACGATGACCCACTTGATTTTCCCATCCACGATGACCGCTCTTACGAATGGGACGCCGACGAAAGCGAACGGAGATGGAGAAGGTGGGTATCGGAGAAAGACCCATCGGAGTGGGGCAATGAGGAATGGCGGAAATATCGGCGACGGTTTCTCGCTTACGACCGAGCCAATCCAGATTTGTTCGGCTCTTACAAACTTCCTGTCGTGGACATCGTTAACGGTCAACCCCGCGTCATCTTCCGAGCCGTCGTCCAAGTTTTGGCGATCCTTGCAGGCGCTCGTGGGGGCGTTGATTTGCCCAACGATGTCAAAGAGCGCGTTCGGTCCATTGCCGAACGCTTGAGAAGCAAGTTTGAAGGAGGTGAAAGCATGAGCGACGAAAAGAACATCGCTCATGAGCCGCAGCAAACCCTTGACCCCGCCAAAGTCGTTGCCCTTGAACAGGAAGTGCAACGGCTAAAGGCGGAGCAACGGAAGCGACAATTTGCCGACGAGTTGGCATCACTGCGTTTCAGCGAGGGCAAAGTTGCCCTCGCCCCTGCCAGTCGCAACAAGTTCGTGGAAGTTCTCGCGGAGTTAAACGACGAACTGGCGGGCAAATTGATGGACGCCATCAAGTCCATCCAGTTTGTCCCGTTAGGCGAACTGGGCTTTTCTGCCACTGAGCCCGACGAGAAGACCGAGACCCTGCAAACTTACGCCGAGAAAATTGCCCGCGAACGAAACTTGAACTTCATTGACGCGATCCGCATCGCCGCTTCGGAGCGACCAGACCTTGTTTTCAGTGAATACAAAGTCCACAAGTGAGGTGATGAAAGATGGCGACTTATCGGGAAGCGTTAGTCGTTTCCTTTGTGGCGGGGGCGGATTTGCGAAACTACCCCTTCGCTCCCGTCAGGCTGGACGCTGCGACAGGACGCGTCGTTTTGGCAGGCGCTAACGAACGAGCCATCGGCATCCTGCAAAACAAACCCAATGCTGGCGAGACGGCATCCGTGATGCTTTACGGCATCAGCAAAGCCGTCGCCGCTGGCGCTATCACCATCGGAAGCCCCGTCGTTGCCGCCGCCAACGGGCAAGTGTCAGCGGCAGGGGCTTTCCACAATCACGGCGCCGCTTCCGACAACCCGCCGACGGGACAACAACGCGTTCTCGGCTTTGCGCTAACGGGTGCGACGGCAGCAGGACAAGTCATTGAAGTCCTGCTTGCACCCTTTGAGTTCTGATGGAGGTGAGTGAACAATGCCGCAAGTGACTGATGTCAAGGATGTGATCCTCGTTGACCCTGTATTGACGCAAGTCGCTATCGGCTACCGCGTGCAAGGGGCGGTTGCTGAAAACTTGTTGCCCACCTTGCCTGTCTCTTCCGTCTCAGGGCAAATCGCCCGCTTTGGCAAAGATGCCTTTCGTCGCGAATCTGCCCGACGGGGACGGGGAAGCCAAGCAAGACGCGTCCATTGGTCAGTGGACTCGGTGAAGTTCCTTTGCGAGGAATATGCCCTTGAAATTCCCGTTGACGACCGCGATGTCGCCGCCAGCCAGAACCCCATTGACCCCTTCGTTGCTGCCACGACCCAACTTGTTGACATGCTCACTCTTGATGCGGAAGTTCGGACGAGGGATGCCGTCGTCAACGCATTGACGGCAGCGGGTTACAGCACGACCCCGACGACTAAATGGGATCAGGAGAACTCCACGCCCATCACCGACCTGAAGAACGCCATCACGGCGGTCAGCCGACGCATCGGCGTTCGCCCGACGACCGTCGTCATTTCCCGACCCGTCTGGGAAGTTTTGATTGAACACGCCCAAGTTGCCGATCGACTGAAGTTCACCAACGCCACCTTCTCAACCGACATCCTTGCAAGGTGGCTTGAAGTTCGGGAAGTAGTCATTGGCGACATGGTGATGGACACTGCCTTGGAGGGCGACACGCCGAACCTGCAACATGTCTGGGGCGATCGGGTCGTCATCGCTTTCGTGCCCCAACGCCCCGCCATCAACCAACCCGCCTTCGGCTACCGACCGACCCTTTCCAACTTCGTCGTGGAGCGCTATCGGGATGAGCCTTCCCGCAGCACCGTCATCCGCGTCCGACATGAAGTCGCCGAGGTCATCACCGCTCCCGATGCGGGACACCTGCTGGATGATGTTCTGGCGTCTATCTGAACGGCAGCGACAGGCGGATAGCGACTGGCGATTAGCGACTGGTGAGACGGCAGCGACTGGTTTTGTTGGAGCGCCTATCAGGCGCGACCTTTCAAGTCGTGGCTAATAGCCACTCCAACACTTCGCCAGTCGCCATTTCCCGCCGTTTTTGGCGTCTGACGGGCTTTTGGGGCGAGGGGGGTATTCCGATATA